TATATCCCAACGCCTTTGCCACGTCAGAAGCACAGAAAAGAATCTTACCATCTTCTTCAATTGTGCGAAGCTGACCAAAGGCCTTGCTCTTAAAAACGTGGAGTGCGTTACATCTCTTGTTATCCATCATATCCTCCATATTTAACTGTTTGGCATCTTCCATGCCGACCTCATACGCCTTGTAAGTGATTCGAGATAATGCTTCTGCAATCTCATAATCATCCTTGTTGAGCGGACGGCCGTTGCTGTTTTGCTTGAAATTTTCGAGAATCTCTTCTTTCGTTGCTGGAATGTTCATTGGCTTTACCACAAAATATTGTTTGTAATACAACCATGAAGATGATATAATGGATTTATCATCCATAGTTGTATGGAGTGTAATCCCTTAAACTGTCTGAGACCGCCAAGTTACGAACAGTTTAGGGGATTTTTTATTGCTCAAGTTCTTTATCTATCATCTCGTTAAGCCATTTGGTCTTTGTTTTCCCTTGTTCCTTTAACTTTGCCGTTAAAGCATCGAGCTTCTCTCTCGGAATTGGAACACTGAACTGACCGATGGTTTCACGACGCTTTCGATAATACTCTGCGCTACTTTTAGCCAACTCAATCCCTCCTTTGTTGGCTAGCAATAATAGTATAACACTTGCTAGCATGAATGTCAATAGCACGAAAACTACACGCATTTCAACGTCAATTCGTTAGAAAATGCGTGTTTTTTATTTGCTGTTCAATCTTCAAGAAAATCCTCCAGCTCAATCTTCCCATCTGCCGCCGCAACCGCCAGAGCGTACACGAACTGTCCAATCGTCATTCCGTGCCGTCTGGCTTCACGGTTGATATACTTGCGCTCTTCCTCGCTCATAAGGATGGTAATGCGCTTGGAACGCTTGCCATCACCGCTTGCAACGCCTTGATGCGATTCCGGCATCGGGATTTTTTTCTTTGTCAATCCAGCTTCAGCTAACGCACCAGGAACATCACCTTGTTCGATAAGACGTTGAACTTCCTTTGCCTGTTTCAGCTTCTTCGGCTTACTTTCGCTGACTACGGCTTGCTTCGGCTTAATACAGCTTAACTGTGCTTCATTAGGCTGTGCATGGCTGTCTGTGGCTTCACTGGGCTTAATCGGTGCTTGTTCGGCTTCGTTCGGCTTTGCTTGGCTTACTTCTTCTTCCTTTGGCTCACTTCGGCTTAATGTCTGCTCCGAAAAAATAGGCTGAAAATCAAACCCGCCAAGCAAGCCTGATGATTTTTTGCTGGTTGATTTCATCAGCCTTCACCTCCGACAATATGTTGCGCCAACGCCTTGAAATCCTCTGCGCTAGTACTCTTTGCCGTGTCGCCGCTAAACAGACTATGACGCTCTGCCTGAGCCTTACGAACACCCATAGACGGTCTAATCTTCACGTCCAGCAGGGTTGTTCCCATGCTCTGTGCAATCACAGGGAGCTGTTCCACAACCTCTTTGGACAGGTTCTCACGGCTCTTGTACTGGTTCAGGAGCAGACCTTCAATCTTCAATGTCGGGTTAAAGTATCTGCGAACATCGCCGATGGTTTGCGAAAGCTGGCTCAAACCAGCCAGTGCGTATCGGTCTGCTGTGATAGGCACGATGATGCTATTGGCGGCGATCAGCGCGTTCACAAGCGCAAGGCCAAGCTGCGGGGGAGTGTCCAGCACAATGTAATCGTACTGCCCGGACACGCTCTCAAGGGCTTCTCGCAGCCGGAAGTTCTTGCCAATGTCCCGGACAAGCTGCTCGTCAATGTCCTTCAATGCGCTGTCGGACGGAAGAATGTCACCAGCTTCACAGTGCTGGATTCCTTCTTCTACCGTTCCTTGCCTGGTCATCACGTCAAAAAGGGTGCATACGTCCTCTGTCTGTGCGCCATAGGTGTCTGTTGCGTTGCACTGGGCATCGCAGTCCACCAGCAGGACTTTCTTGCCAAGCAACTGCAATGCACCAGCCAGACAGGTGCTTGTGGTGGTCTTTCCTGTGCCGCCCTTCTGGTTGGCGACAGCTATGATTTTTGCCATTTTATCACTCTTTCTTTATTCTTTAGGTACGTCAGGTAACGGCATCCAATATCGAACTTTGTTAAGCAAAGCCCATGCGATTTCTGGATTTTCAAATTCCCAATTAGTGAAATCTGTTGCTTTATCTGAAAAACCACATATTGAGTAAGGTACTTCATGCCAAATTGCAATTTCAATCCATCCTCCACCTTCTTTTCCACAAACAAGCACACGTTGGCCGTTTAATGGAAGATGCTTTTTCACATTAATCCATTCCATAACTTCTCCTTTCTGTATCATCTGCTCATTCTAACTACTTTTGCAAGGCTTCAATAGAATAGAACGCTGGCATATATCTGTCTACGATACCCGCCTTATCCACGCTTCTAATCAGATAACCAACAGGTCTGTCTGGGAACGGAGACCTATCCAAAGACAAAATGTCATTATACGCAGCCTTTACCGTGTCGTAAACCGCTTCTCTGCGTCTTGGCAACTTGATTTCAGGATGCTCTTTCTTCATCCGCTTCTCAATCACTTTTGCAACTTCAATGCACTCCTGAACCGACAGCGCATCGCACACAGACCAGTCGAAATCCTCATATCCGCTTCTGCGGGGCTTTCTGACGGCTTTTTGAGGTTCGGTCAGCACTTCGCTTGCCTGTGCTTCAATCAGCTTCTCAGACGCTTTAATTTTGGGCTTAAACTTGACTGCCACAGCCTTTCGTGCCACAAGAACTGGCTCGTAAGTCACAACAATGTCGGACACGGCATTGATTTCATCCACCGCAACGTCAAGCACTCGCTTGCGAAGGTTCTTGTAAACATCGTAGCTAGCTTCCATTGCGCCAAGCTGCTCTCTCAACTTCTTCAGGCTGATTTCATGCGGTTTGTTGTCCATATTCAACCAGTCCCGGAGAATCGAGTAAAGCAAGATGCTATACTGTGATTTCATTCGTGACGTGTAACGCAGCCGATACCGAACATATCCGCTTTCAGCAATGTCGAAAAAGATGGAGCGAAGGTCTGGGTTGCATGTAATTGCCACGACGTAAGACCTTGTTTCTGGTACATAGTCCAGTTTTGCCCTCGTGAATAAGACAAAACTTTCAAACGTTCCTTTCTCCTTGTCAATAGGAATCGAAACTGTATTGCCCAAAAAGTGCTTGATCTGCGGCTCAATCCTTCGTGCATCAAGGCTTTTCAGACCAAGAAGCTCCCTGTATTCAGCAAGCGTAAACTCTACACGACTGCTACTTGGGTCTCTCGGGTTTATTCTCGATAGATAAACCTCTAGCAGACGAAGTTCTCCTGCTGTGTAGTCCCTGAACTTCGCCCAAACAAGCGATTTGCTTTTCTCGACAAGGTTGTTGTCTGATATTTTTGGCATCTACTCACTTCCTTTAATGGTCTGAAAACAGTATATCACAAGAAGGGGGACGTGTCAACAATTTTCGTCCCCCATGACTTGTCATTTCGTCCCCCATGTCCTCGTCATTTTGTCCCCCGTGACTTGACAAAACGTCCCCCATGCTTTGTCATTTCGTCCCCCATCTACATATTATATATTAAACAAGAAATAAACAAGAGGTTAAATATCATCGTTAAATAGTCGATGATGATAATTTTCAACAATTTCTTTATTTTTACATTCCAGTTTGTGGATAACTGAACTCTGCATTTGCTAAATAAGACTATATCCGAAGAGAAGCTGTACATCGTTAGTCACATTAAACGTGGACGGATTGCGGATAGGTGTACAAAAAGTGGATGGAAAGGTATACCTAATCTGCACGATGGGGGACGGATTGACGAGCTACCAAATCAGAAGCAACAGATTAACGATAATTCGTTATTTATTCCACGCAAATACTGTCGATTCGTAGCCTATGGGGGACGGAATGACAAGGTAAAGGTATACCTAATCTGCATGAAACGTGTACAAAAAGTGGATGAACGTGGACAAAATGTTCTTCAAAAACTGCGATAATTCGACAATCAACCAGTTATATTATTGGGATTCACGGTATAGGAATCGTTGGACTTCATGGCTGCTTCCGTTCCAGCGTCCTGTGCCTGATAAAGAATCTCCATTTTTGGAACGGTTCCGTTCGGGTCTGGGTCAGTTCCGGTAGCCTGTGCTATCTCGTAGTTACCTGATACCATCCGGCAGACGGAAACCCTGTCCTTCAACGGCGCGTGGAGGTTTGCCAGAATTTCCGTCAGCACACCGATGTGGTCTGAGCCATGATCTCCGTACCGGATGTACAGTAAGGCATCTATCTCATAAGAGGAACACTCCATCATAGCATCTATGAGAATCTGCCGTTTCTCCATGTCGGAAAGGCTATCTTCCAGATGCTCCAGCAGGCCGGGATGAATGCAAGCGTCCATGTATCGAGCCGCCGATACGCCGCAGTAGGTAAACCAACGCATAGCCATCGGCAGGGAGATTGGCGCAGTTCCTTGCTCCCAACTAGCTATCGTGCAGCGATTTACATTCATTCGTGCTGCCAATTTTAGCTGACTCAGACCGGAACGCATCCGTGCCATTTCCAATGCTTTGGCTGTTCTCAACAAATATTCATCCATAATCCTCACCCCATCGACAAAAATTTACAAAACTGCTGGATTCGACAAACCAAAAAATGGAAAAAACTGCTGTGGATAACCAACAGCAGCCTGTGTTATAACTGTACCATCGAAAAAACAATCAAACAGGAGGTAACAACATGATTATCATTGACGGAATGCCCGCATCTGAACCGATCGAAACCACAACGCCGAAACCATGGGAGGAAAACGAATGAACCGAACCGTAGACGCTCTGATTGTCCCATACGCTCGCAGACGGACGCTGGAGCTTGTCCTGAGCCTTTCTGGGTACGAAGCCGATAAAGACGCTTACCTCGAAGCGAAAGGCATCTTAGAACGTGCCGTAGCCGCCTTAGACGAGGGACGCGACCCGGCAGAGAACATTGAACGCATTGGTGGACAGCTCGTAGAGCTGTGATTGGAGGAAAGATGGATAGGCGTTGTCCCTTTTGACTTAAACACTCGTGGCTTCCCTGATGTGAAGTAATGGATGTGAAGAAAACGTTCGATTTTTACAAAGTTGTTAAAAATGTATTGACTTGACAACTAGAAGATGTATAATCGTATCAAATGAACATCTGCACTTACCAATCGGGAGGATATGCCACAATGAGTGAACAGGAAAGAGCCAAGATTGACCGATTTATTGCATGGCTGCTGGAACATCCTGAAAAGATTCCGGTAGCGGAGCAAGCCCTAAACCTAGAATAATAGAAAATCCCTTGCGCAGAGCTACACCAGCCCGGCACAAGGGATTCTTTTATTTTACCGGGTCAGAACCACTTCTTTTTTCGGTTTCTACGGTAACGATATTTTCTGCTATTGCCATATAGCACACGGTCGTTGCCTTTTAGCAAGGCCTGCATAAACCAGAAGCAAAAGGCACAGCCACACAACAGGTAATACACAAGCTTACCTCACATTTTTTCAATTAAGTTCATCAGTGCTTCACGCTGTTCCTTCGGCATAGATTCAAGCTTTTTTCTAATCCGCTCCACTGCTGCATCGACTTCGCTTTGCGGCTGCTGGGGCGGGTTTTCTTTTTGCTCACCAGAAACCAATGTATCCACGCTTGTTCCGAAATAAGGAGCTATCTTGTCAAGCGTCTCATATTTCAGGGTCTGCTTTCTACCGTTTTTCAAATCGGTCAAAGACCCACGGCTTGCGCCCGATTCCTTGCACATGGTGGTCACGTTTACTCCACGCTGCTTGCAGAGTTTTTCAATATTTTCGTACAAGTTTGCCATAATTCCAGTCCTCGCATTGTAAGGTTTGCTGAAATTACGCGAACGCTTAAAAAAGCCTTGCATTTTACGCGAAAGCGTATTATACTAAGACCGTACCGCGAAGGCGTAATGAATGATTTCTAGCAACTTCATTATATTACACTTATGCGTAAAAATCAATAGCCGGAGGTGAAATAATGGCTGAAAAAAAGCCTCTGTGTGACTTTGGCAAACAAATCGAGATTGCTCTTATCCAAAAAGACAAGACCAACGACTGGTTGATTGAAAAAGTCAAGGAGGATACTGGACGATATTTTGACCGCTCTTACCTCTTCAAGGTTAAGACCGGAAAGCTGGAAACGCCCGGCATCAAGAAAAGCATCTGCCGGATTTTGAATATTCAGGATTCGGGAGTGTAAGAAGGGAGAGAAAAAATGGCAAACATTCAAGTTTTTGAATATCAGAACAACAAGGTTCGCACGGTCGATGTGGATGGCGAAGCGTGGTTCGTTCTGAAAGACGTGTGCGCTGTGCTTGGTATTAGCAATAACCGCATGGCTGCTGACCGATTAGATGATGACGAAAAGGGTGTCAGTCTGATTGACACCCTTGGCGGCAAACAGGAAATGGTAATCGTCAACGAAAGCGGTCTGTACCATGTCATTCTTCGTAGCGATAAGCCAGAAGCGGCTCCGTTTCGCAGATGGGTAACGAACGATGTGCTTCCTGCAATCCGTAAGACTGGAAGCTACAACGCACCGCAGCTCACCCGCTCGCAGCTTCTCGCAACCGCACTGATCGCAGCGCATGAGGAGCTGGAAGAGAAAGACAAGCAGATTGAAACCATGAAGCCAAAAGCACTGTTTGCTGATGCAGTGAGCGCAAGCAGTCAAAGCATTCTTGTTGGTGAAATGGCAAAGCTGCTGTCGCAGAACGGCATCCAGATGGGTCAAAACCGCTTGTTCGCATGGATGCGTGAGAACGGATACCTGATTAAGGACAGAAAGCGGACAGACTACAATATGCCGACCCAGAAGTCTATGGAACTTCGCTTGTTTGAAATCAAGGAAACATCCATTGCACATTCCGATGGGCACACTTCCATTAATAAGACTCCGAAGGTGACGGGCATTGGTCAGGTCTATTTCGTTAATCTCTTCTTAAAGACGGAGAAGGACAAGAAAGTGGAGGACTGAATATGGAACAGATTTTGACATTAAAGGTAGACCTTGAGCACCCGGATGATGCAAAGTTTGCCATTGACGAGGCGGTAGAAGCCTACGAAGCGGACAAACTGAAGTGGACAGAAGCGGAAATCATGGAAGCGCAGCACTTAGCAATTCGCATTATGAGCCGACTGTGTTTGGATGGATATAGCATTGAGTGGTTTGGCTCAGGCTGCTATATCGTAGCTTACATTAGGGCGTATGGAGAAGCAGAGTCAAAGAAATCTGATTGCGCATTTTATGCACCGGATTGGAACATTTGGGTTGCCAAGTGTGTTTGCCTGTGTCGGGCTACCGGAAGGGACGTGCCCACCTTCATCACTAAAAAGGCTGGTGAGTGCTGGTGACGTATTTTTACAAAGCACCGAGCCGGAAGCGCAGGTTGAAACTTGCAATGGCGGAGGGCGTGTCCCGGAACGAAGCCAACAAGGTGCTCTTGATGGAGAAGTCCATCAACCAGTGCTTTGAACGGCACAACAGAGAAGAAAGGTTGAAAGAGGAGATGCAGCGTGGAAGAAAAGTACTGTGAGCGCTGCGGTGTCTTTCTTGGCAAAGTTCTCAAAACCAAACGGTATTGCAAAGAATGTGCAATATTGGTTAAAAAGGAAAACGAGGCAGCACGACGCGCTCCATATGGCGTCGTTCCGTGCGAATGGTGCAAAAGACCGATGCGTAAAGTATACGAACATCAAAAGTACCATCAGAAATGCGCGAACGCTGTAAGGCGAAAACGGGTAGCAGACTGGTGGAAAGAGCACCCGGATTACATCAAAACATCTTCTCGTAAAGCCAGACCAGAAGAAAACCGGACGAAAGAAAGGCCTAAGCCGAAGTACACCATCAAACAGATGAACGATAAAGCAAAACAGCTTGGAATGAGCTACGGCCATTACAGCACTTTGTTTGCGCAAGGAAAGGTAGACCCTCCTGATGAACGGTAAATACTACGGCCAGCGCGAAATCCGCTGGCGCAATCGGGAGAAAGAGCGGCTGGAGCATATCGAGAAAGAAAGAGTGAGCAAAAATGAAAAAAATCAAATCTGGGTGCTGATGCTGTGGCAGATAAGGGCATGACCGTGTTCCCTCGCAACGAGAACGGCGAACCCATCCTGTATGACTACCAGATTAAGGGCTTCTTCAAGGATTCCTGCGGTATGCTGGGTCGTATCGGCGGCAAGACCGAAACTGGCAAGAAGAAGGCCGTGAATGAAAGCGGCAAGCTGACGGCCTACAAGAAGGTCATTGACGGTCTGATTTTCGTTCAGCCCCGCATGATTCCCATTCATGTGAACGGTGAGATTACCGAGTGCCAGCGCCCTCTCCGCGCCCAGACCGCGCAGGGCGAGCGGGTGAGCCTCGCCAACAGCGAGCAGATTCCTGCTGGCTCGACCTGCGAGTTCGAGGTCATGCTGCTGGACGATTCTCACGAGAAGGTCGTACTCGAGTGGCTGGACTACGGCGCTCTGCGTGGCATCGGTCAGTGGCGCAACAGTTCTAAAGGGCGCTTTGCTTACGAAATCCTCAATTAACCGCTATGGCTTTGCGCATCAGCGTCTTGCACGGCAAAGGCGATGTGCAGAAATGCTTCGCAGCGGTACTGCTTCGTATCGCTATGAGACGCTGCGCAATGGCAGGGCGGGGCGCGGAGCAGCGCAGCAAAGGCAATGCAAGGAAGAGAATGGATTTGCAAAGGCATGGCGGAGCAAGGCTCAGACGAGCAATGGAATGGCAAGGAAAAGCTTGGAAGAGCAAAGGCATCGAGTAGCTAGGAGCAGAAAAGCTAAGGCATTGAGTTGCGAGGTAGCGCATTGCGAAGGCAAAGCGAAGCTTAGACCAGAAGAGTAAAGGCAAGGCGATTCACCGAAAAGCAACGGCAAAGCATGGTATAGCAGTGATTTGCAATGGCGAAAAACGAAAGGAGACAAGATGAAAGCATTTATTGAAGTGGCCCTGATGTGGGGCATAGCACTGGCAGTAGTTTTGGCGGTATTTCTGCTGAACTTCTGGATTGTGCATCATATCGGTATTCTGGTGGGTGCATCAGCTGCCCGTGGAATCATCACGGTATCTGTGGCAATGGCTACGGCATGGATACTGAGTTTTGGAGGTAATAAGGGTGAAAAGCCTAAAAGCTAATGTCTTTTGCACGCTTGGAATCGCGTTAGCAATCTTTTCGGTAGGATGCGGCGATGCAATCCAGAAAAGCCAAAGCGTGGTAGCAATGTTTGGGTACGTTTTCCTCTCGTGTAGCTTCCTTGCCGCAGCACTCGTCTTGTGTGCCATTGGGGTCAGTTCTGAAAATGAACGTATTGAACAGGAAAATCGCAAAGTAAAACGCATTCCTCACCACACCAACGAGTGGAGGGATGCACGATGAAATGCCCAATGTGCGGTAGTGACAACATTACAACGGTGGACAGCCGGTCAGATCATGACAGCATCGTTCGCAGAAAAAAGTGCCTTGTCTGTAATCACCGGTGGTCTACCATCGAAATCGACAAAGACCAGTGGTACAGTGCACTGCAAATCAAAGAGAAACGTAAGAGAGGGAGACCAAAAGATGATTAACCTTGACAGATTCGGAGGAATAAACGAGCCGGAGGACGGCGTATATTTCTTAACCCACGAACAGGAAGCAGAAGCCAAAGAAGCTGACCGTCTGGCTGAAATCGAGGACTTGCGGTCTGAAATCGAGGACAGGGAAGCGGAACTGAAAGACCTCTACTCCCAGTTGGCAGAGCTGATAGCTAGCTGATTTTGTACAGCCAAGTTAAGCCAAAGTAAGAGCAATGAGGCCTAATGAAGCCGAAGAAAGGAAAGAAAATGGGCAAATACAAGAAAGAAATTAAACACTGCGAAAAGTGCAATAAGCCTTTTTCAGTGTTCCCGAACAGCACGGAAACTCTTTGCGCAAGTTGCAAAAGGAACAATTTGAAGGAAACGCTTCGCAAGAACGGTTACGCACCGCAGCATACGCTTGTTAGGAACTTTGGAGACAGATTCAAGGAAGCGTTTGCTATCGAAGATGCCGCAATAAGAGCTTCGCGGGACAAGAACACAAGCATCAAGAAAACGTGCCGTGATTGCGGCAAAGTATTCGAGATTTCTCGTGCAGAGCGCATTTTCTTTGAATCGCATAACATGGCATTGCCTAAGCGTTGCACGGCTTGCCGTAAAGCGAGAAAAGAAGCGAGGAAGGAGAACAACTGATGGCAGTATTAGTAATGGTCTACGGTCACTCCGGCAGCGGCAAGTCCGCTTCGCTTCGGAACTTTGGCCCGGAACAGGTTGCGGTCATCAACGTGCTTGGCAAGCCGCTGCCGTTCCGCAGCAACATGAAAACCTATATCACCAACGACTACGGCAAGATTGATGCCGCAATCCACAGCACCAAGCGCAAGTCCATCGTCATTGACGATGCCACCTACCTTATGACCGGCGAGTTCATGCGGAACGCAAAGGTCGCTGGATACCAGAAGTTTACCGACATGGCAGCCAACTTCAACGCCTTGCTGATGCGGGCAAAGGAACTGCCGGACGATGTGGTTGTCTACTTTTTCGGCCACAGCGAGCGTGACGGAGACGGTGGCGAGAAGTTCAAGACCATCGGCAAGCTGCTGGACGAGAAGGTCTGCGTAGAAGGGTATTTTACCATCGTTCTGAAAACCGTTGTGCAGGACGGACGATACCTGTTCAGCACTCGCAATGATGGAATGGACACAGTGAAAACCCCTCTTGGGATGTTCAACGATGCGCTGATCGAGAACGATCTCGCCGCCGTAGACAAGACCATCCGTGAGTATTACAACATCCCGGTTCAGCCGGATAACAAAGGAGAGTAACAGATGAAGAACATCAACTGGAATGACGTACAGGAAGCCACAGAACGCCGTGACCTACCTGTTGGCGGCTATGTTGCCGGCATCTGCAAGGCAACGGACGAACCCGCAAAGGAGCGCCTGAACATCGAGTGGGAAGTCGCAGAGGGCGAGTTCAAGGGTTATTGGCGCGAGCAGACCGCTTCCCTTATCGAGCGCGGCAAGCTGAATCCGGGCGAATGGGCATGGGGCGGCAAGACCATTAAGAGCTACAAAGAAAAGGCGCTACCTTTCTTCAAGGGTTTTATTACCGCTGTGGAGCAGTCCAATCCCGGATACAAGTTCAACAACGATGAAAAGACCCTGCGTGGCAAGCTAGTTGGCGTGGTTCTCCGTGAGGAAGAGTACATGGGCAACGATGGCAACATCAAGACGAAGCTTGTCGTTGACCGCTTTACCAGCGTGGACAAGATTCGTTCCAGCGACTATGAGGTCAGACCGAAGAAAACGCTGGCTGGCGGGTCTGGCTCCGGCTACTCGCAGGGCGGGAACGATGACTTCTCGGTGATTGAGGACAGTTCTGATCTCCCTTTTGACTAACGGTTACGCTACCGGGACAAAAGGCGAGAAAGGAATAGATGGAAGAACTTTGGAAAGACATTCCGGGATATGAAGGGCTTTATCAAGCATCGAATCTTGGAAGAATCAGAAGCGCACCGGGCAAGACAACATCGTCTGCGAGATATAAAGTTAGAGTTTGGAAAGTAAGAATTATTAAGCCAAAAACAGAAAGAAGATGCCGAAATTCAAAAGGCAAAATGGATGAACGAGTTGAACTTTGGAAAAATGGGACACACAAAACCATGCTGGTTTCAAGGCTTGTCGCTATGGCTTGGGTTGATGGGTACGAACCAAATTTGACAGTAAATCACATTGATGGCAACCCATCAAACAACACACCAGAAAATTTGGAATGGGTAACCATTGCAGAAAACGTAAAGAAAGGCTTCCGAGAAGGGCTTTTTGAAAAGTGCTGTAAAGATGTCGCACTTGTTTCTCCGACTGGCGAAGTTCACTATTTTGGAACATTAAGATCCGCATCAAATTTTTTGGGAAAGAATCACAGCTATTTGAACAATCGCCAAAAGCGAAATTACAAAACTGGGATTGATTCAAATGGTACGCATTGGCTTATTAGAGCCTGATCGCCTACCTTATATAAGAGCTGCGCTATCTGGCTGGACGGGCGTTTGGAAAGATGAAAGTTTTAGTTGCCTGTGAGGAATCGCAGGAAGTCTGTAAGGCGTTCCGGGCAAAAGGTCACGAAGCTTACTCATGCGACCTGATTGAGCCGTCCGGCGGGCATCCAGAAGAATGGAAGCAGATTCCAAACTTTCCCCAATATGAAGCCAGCTCGCTCGGAAGAATCAAAAGTGTTGAACGGACTATCTGCTATAAAAACGGAAGATTGGTTCATATTAAGCAGCGAATACTTAAACCCACTAAAAGTAATGGATATTATTCAGTGAATTTAAGCGTTAAGAATAAGTCTAAAAGCGTAAAAGTTCATGTTCTTATTGCGCTTACGTTTATTGGGCAAAATCAGAATGGATATGATGTTCGACATAAAAATGGAAATAAATTAGATAATCGCAGCGAGAATCTTGAATACGGAACGAGAAGCGAAAATATGATGGATGGTTACAGAATTCGAGGATATGTAACGAAAAACCAGAAGCTGTCACCAGAAAAAGCCGTAGAAATCATAAAGAAAAATAAAGATGGTGTTTCTCAAAGACGACTTGCTGAACAATACAACGTAAGCAAAAGCGCGATAGCTGCCATTTTAACTGGCGAAAACTATAAATGGTATACAGCTATCGCTAAATGAAAAGGGACGAACAATGATTACCTGCTGCAAAGACTGTACATCACGTCACCAAGCCTGTCACGACACTTGCGAGAAGTACAAGGCAGAGAAGAAAGACTTCGAGGAACGCAAAGCGTTCGTGTATGAGCTGAACCACAGCCAGAGCGTGTACCACCGTGATTATGAGGACAAGCACCGGGAAAAAGGGAAGAAACAGTTTCTCGGAAGTGAATTTAGAGGTGAACGAGGATGAATAAAAGAAAGTATAAGCCGGGCGGTTACATCATTTCACTTGATGACTTGATGAAGCAGGAGCTTGTTTACTGCGCCGGAAAACTTGTTCACAAAGGATGGTTTGGCAGCTGGCAACTGCGATATGCAAATAGCGAACTTGCCCGACTGCGTATCAGAGAAGCCAAAAAAATCGAGGGCAACGAATGAACACTGGCAAGCAGTTTGAAGCAGACTTCAAGGCATCCGTCCCATCCGATGCGTGGTGCTACCGCCTGAAAGACAGTGCTGCCACCTACTACGGCGGCAACGAAAACCTGTCTTTTTCCATCGACAACATCTGCGACTTCCTTGTGTACCGATACCCGATGAACCACTTGTTTGAACTGAAAACCATCGAAACTCCCTCTATCCCCCTAGAAAAGGTGTTCGGCAAGTACGACAAGGCAAAGTGCAAATACCGCAAGGAAAAGCACATCACTGACATGGTGGAAGCGATGGGGTACGGCGGTCAGACCGCCCATGTGATAGTTAATTACAGGGCGGTCAACCGCACCTTTGCAATCCCCGCAAGCAAGGTTTTGGCGTTCCGTTACAACGAGAGCCGCAAGAGCATCCCTTGGCAATGGGCAGAGCAAGAGGGGATAGAGGTCAAAGCAAAAAGGCTACGTGTCCATTGGCGGTATGACGTGGATGGGCTGCTGAAGAGATTGGAGAAAGAGAACGAAAATGGTGTGCGATAGATGCGGAGAAGCGTTTGAGTACTACGACAATTCCCTTTGCGGGAACTCAATACAAAAGACGCTTGTAAACGAAAACAAAAATTTGGTTTACCCATCGTTTGAGGGATACCCGCCGATTTGCCTTTGCCCCTCTTGCATGGCAAAGCTAAACGACTGGCTGAAAGGAGAACAGGAACGACA